TAGACCGATACCAAATGCAGCTTGCTGGGGCGTCGGGTATTCCGCGCGCTATTCTATTTGGCGTATCTAGTGGCGGCATGGGGTCGACGGGCGACCTTGAATTGTCGTCGTATTATGACCGTATTTCCGCAATGCAGGAAAATGAGATTGAACCCGCGATTGAATTGCTGGACGAATGTTTGATCAGATCAGCGTTGGGTACGCGCCCGCCAGAAATGTGGTATGAATGGGCGACGTTGTGGCAAATGACGGATTCTGAACGGGCAGACGTTGGCCTTAAAAAAGCACAAACCGTCAAAGCTCTTGTTGAAAGCGGTGTATTGCCACCAGAGGTGCTGACCCGTCCGATTGTCACGGATATGATGGCGACAGGATCACTGCCGGGATTGGATCAGGCGCTAGATGATTTCTTGGAGGGATCATTAGACACGGCTGATATTGTGCCAGATGATGATTTGATGGAAGTAGCGCCTAAGCCCGTTAATCCAGAGCCTAAACCCGTTGTATTGGATGCACTGCCGGAACCTATTGATTATGACAAAGAAACCCTTGAATTGTTGAGGATAGCCCTTGCGTCCGATTGACATCCTGACAATCCAAGCGCTGGCCCGTAAGGAAGCGGATCGGGCTATCCGTGATGCTGACTTGTCGGTATTGTCCGGGGTTTCGATCCAGCTAAAAGGCGATCAGGGCGAGATAGGCCCACAAGGTCCAGAAGGCCAGCAAGGCGAGCGTGGGCCGCAGGGTTTTACAGGTCCACAGGGGCCGCAGGGTGACATAGGCCCGCGCGGTCTGACAGGTGACGTTGGGCCGCAAGGTGTGCCGGGTAATGACGGCAAGGATGGCACGACACCGCCACCTGCAACGTCCGTGCGCGATGCTTATGTTGATCCTGATGACGGTCATCTGTACGTTGAGTTGACCAACTCACGGCTGATCAACGCGGGAAAAGTCAAGGGCGATGACGGTAAGCCAGGAAAGCCCGGCAAAGACGGCCACACAGGCATTATGTTTGGCGGTGGCGGGTCTAGTGGCGGTGGAGGTGCGTCGCTGCCAGTTGGTGGTCTGACAGGGCAGGTGTTGGCAAAAGCCAGCGATGCAGATCAGGACGTTGTTTGGCAGACCATTTCCGGCGGCGGTGCTATAACTTGGGGCGGCATCATTGGCACGCTGTCAGCGCAGACTGACCTGCAAAACGCACTGAACGGCAAAGCCACGACTGCGCAAGGTGCATTGGCTGACACGGCCTTGCAGCCGGGCGCAATTATTCCATGGACTGACGTTTCTGGCAAGCCTACATTTGCCACGGTTGCGACAACGGGCGTTTATTCCGACCTGACAGGTATTCCCGGAACGTTTACGCCCACCGCGCACAATCAGGCTTGGTCAACGATCACCGCCACGCCTACCACTCTGGCAGGGTATGGCATTGCAGACGCTGCCACAGCGGCACAGGGCGCGCTTGCTGATACGGCGTCACAACCGGGCCACACTCACGCGCAAGGTGACGTGACTGGGCTGGTTACGGCGCTTGCAGGCAAACAGCCGCTGGCAACGGTGTTGACCAACACCACGGCGGCTTTTACCACGGCGCAAGAGACAAAACTATCAGGCATTGCAACCGGGGCCACGGCGAACGCGGCGGATGCGTTTTTGATGGCAAGGGCAAACCACACTGGCACGCAGTCGGTGGCTACGATCACTGGGCTTGCAACGGTGGCAACGAGCGGGTCGGCATCTGATTTGGGCGCGGGGACGCTTCCGGCGGCGCGGTTTGACGATACGGCACACGGGGCGCGGGCTGGCGGGACACTGCACGCTAATGCTGTCGCGGCTGGCGCTGCGGGTTTTATGACCGGGGCGGACAAGACCAAACTGGACGGGGTGGCGGCGGGGGCGAACCTGTATGTGCATCCCAACCACAGTGGCGATGTAACAAGCGTTGCGGATGGGGCTACGACGATTGCCGCTGGCGCTGTTACGCTTGCCAAACAGGCCAACATGGCAACTGCATCGGTTGTGTATCGCAAGACGGCTGGGGCGGGCGCGCCGGAAGTGCAAACCCTCGCCACGCTCAAGACCGACCTCGGCCTGACAGGGACCAACAGCGGCGACCAGACGACGATTGTCGGCATTACGGGGACCAAGGCGCAATTCGATACGGCTGTGACGGATGGCAACGTGCAATGGGTTGGCGATGCACCTACGGCCCACACGCACCTATTGGCGGCGGGCGCAACCGATGTGACGGTGACGGCGGCGAACCTCAACGCGCTGGATGATGGCGTCAACACGGCGCTGCACTTCCACGACGCCGATAGGGCGCGGGCGGTGCATACCGGAACGCAATTGGCTGCGACTATATCTGATTTCAACGAGGCTGTTGACGACCGTGTGGCAGTGCTGGCCGTTGCTGGCACAAACATGACCATTACCTATAACGATGGCGCGGGAACACTGACGTTTGATGCGGCTGGTGGGGGCGCAGGTACAAACCTGACCTACACCGCAGCGACGCGGGTTATCGCAAGTGACACAGGCACGGATGCGACATTGCCGATTGTTTCAACGGGTGACGCTGGTTTGGCCCCCGCATCCGGTGGTGGTACAAGTAACTTCTTGCGGGCGGATGGCACTTGGGCAGTTCCTGCAAGTGGTGGTGGCGGAAGTCCAATAATGTCTTGGCTAATTTAAGGATGCGAAATTGATTAACCTAACATCAACAACTGACCTAGTTCGCGTCGTCACTTCTGCGGCGGCTCAAATCGAGGTCCACGCATCTTGGGCTGATTTTGACGGGTCTGCTGTATCCCTTGGGCGACAAAACACCCCGCATATCACCACTGCCACGACGACGACTGTCGTGCCTTCGCCGGGCGCATCTGTCACGCGGAACCTGAAACACCTGAATATCACCAATGACCATGCAAGCATGTCCTGCACGGTGACGGTTGAGCATTTTGATAACACCACTGCGATTGAGTTAATTGCATTTACGTTGCTACCCGGCGAAAATATGGTCTTCGCGGAAAACGGTAATTGGTCGCACCGTGATGCACAAGGGGCTGAATATCCGCCCGCTGGATTGGGCGCTTATACGGGCCGCGCTGTCGGATTTATGAAAACTGGTACGGCTTCTGATGCCGTTGGTTATTGGTATTGCACATCAAAGGATGCGGGCTTTCCGGGGGCTTGGGCGACAGGATCACCGGGTGTTAACGGACGGGTAACGGACGGAACTGTAGCTGCTGATTTTGGTTGTATCCCAATTGCTAACCCAGCAGTCGGGGCTAATTACATCACTGAAATTCAGATGGCCGCAAGCGTCAACCATTCGCATGTTCTATTCGACGTGCTTTGGGTTAATACGGGGCTTGTGATCACCACCACCACAGCACAATCTATTACGTCGCCAACACTCCCTGCTCGTGATATCAACGGCACAACTAATGGCGAAGGGTGCATGATTGCTATCCTTTGTACATCTGCTGTAGGTTTGGCTGCGGTGGCAAGCAACGCTACGGTTAGCTATACCAACTCGGATGGCACGGCGGGACGCACTGCAACACTTACAGCTATCGTGGGTTCACAGGCCCCTGCCACCCCTGTTATTGGCACGCTGATATGGTTCAACCTCGCGGCTGGTGATAAAGGCGTTCGGTCTATCCAATCCATCACACTCGGGACAACGTGGGTTTCAGGCACAATCTCACTGATGATCACCCGTGACCTCGCAACAATCGGGACGACCATTCCAAACGTGACGGCCCAGAAAATCATCGGCACTCCGGGCATTCGTATCTATAACGGCACCACGGCTTTGCATTGTGTTTTGACAAGTGCGACAACAGCCACATTCTTTTCAGGTGAAGTTGTCGTGCAAGAAAAGTAACCCCCGCTTTGCAAATCTGCCCTTAAATATTCATACTACCCCAAACAATCATCGGGATCATCATGGCTAAAGTAGCAATCACATCGGCGGGTATCCAGATTTTTGACGGAACGCAAACCCGCAATAACATTGTTTCAATTGGCTCCAATCCATTGCGCATGTGCATTGGCGTTGTGGGTGGCCGTGTATTCGATGATTTCATTCCGTTGCCATCAGGCGCGGTTATTATTATTCCGCCTCTTTTGCGTGTGACGTTTTATAGTTCAGTTGGCAGTGATGGCGTTATTCATTCCGAAGATTTTGGGGCTTAAATGAATATTATCAGCCGTGGAATTAACAATCGGTTAAAGTCGTCTACGGCTGTTTTTAGTATTATCAGGTTGGGGGGTGTATCAACTCCACCTTCCGCTCCGGTCATTGCATTAGCGGGCAGTATTGATGCGCAGCCCATTGTGGGGCAGGCCTCGTCAACCATTGAACCTACGGTTACGGGGGCGACAAGCACAACCTACCAATGGTATCGCGGCGCGCCAACGACCACCCCTATCGGCGGGGCTACGTCAATCGGATATACACCTGTCGATGCCGACTATAGCCTGACCCTCTATCGGCGCGCCACATACACGAACGCCACTGGCAGTACGGTTGAGGACATCCCGGCCCCATCCGCGACTGGCAAGCAGTTTTCGGAAACCTTTGGAGCCATGACAAGCGGCGACAATACAGCGACATTCCTTGCTTATGGGTGGACCCGTAGCAATACGGGGATAGAGGCGCTTGTTGCGACAGAAACAGAAGGCCCATCAACGAAGTCAGTGACTTGGTGGGGGACGCCAGCCAGCTTTAGAAATATCTACCGAACGGACTGGGATACTTTTTCCAATACCAATTCTGCCGACGACTACGAGGAGCTTTTCCTGTACAAACATCAGACCGCCGCCGCGCGCATGTCTTTGCGCCCCCATAATGGGGTAGGGACAGTCGGAACTTCGGCGGGTGCTGGGTTTGTAATCCGGCTTAACAATGTTTATGCACAATTGCCGGGCGATGACCCCAATGAGGCGCATGGCACATTCTTGCGGACTCTGACAGTCGGCAATTACTACTGGTTTCGCAAGCGGTCCTCTGGGACCACGGCGCAGTTCAAATGCTGGGGTAGTACAGTATCAGAGCCATCGGCGTTTGATACATCGCGCACATACGGGAGCGCATTGACCAATCGCGGCCCTTCCTTCGGTTATCGGGCCGGAACCGCATCAGACATCCAGCGGATGCTTTACATTTCATCAGGCCACCGCGCGCCCGCGCCGTACCCGGCAGACTTTGAACTGCCGCTCCCATCATCGGCAGACCTCATGACGTACGCGGCGGAATCATCGGCTTCATCATTTACAACCAACAGCCTGATAACGTGGAGTTTCTGACATGACAGCTTCCCAAGGTCGCTACTGCAACGGTGATCCTTTTTTGGTCAATACGTCTGGTGTGTCGTTTTCGTCCATAACTCCGGCAAGTGCCGACGTCTCGGGGCGGTGGACCAACGGCGCGATGTTGAACTATGGGGAGGGGGACGGACCATCCACACAGGGACTTGACGGCTATGTCCCGGCAGCGGGGCAATATATAGCCTATGATGCGGTAAACAACGTTGATCCCGGAAAGACAGGCTCGGCGTTGAGGTTTTCATCCGGTGTTGAGGGGTCTGTTCTAAAGGCAGTTGCAACGACCACGCCCGATCCAACACAAAACGCCCGTGACAGAATTGATTTTGTTGGGGTTATGACGGTATGTGCGGTATCCCCGCCCGCGAATTCGTTCCGTCCAGGGATTGCGGCCCCGTCAAAAGTTTCGTCATGGATCGAATCTGACATGGACTTGGGGCTTTTGCGCAATCTGACTTTACCAAGCTCGGCTCCAAGCGCAACAAATCATCTACAGTCGCAAAGATGGCCGCTGATGTGCTGGACGACCAGCAACGACCCAGGACGGACCAATCGCGGCGTCAAAAATCATGTTGACTATGGCCCAGATATTGCGCGGGACACAGCAACGGCCATTTTGCTTATGAATTGTGACATTGACAGTACGGTAAAGCGCAACTTGGCGGTGTCCGTTGTGCAGCGCGGGATTGATATATACGCGCGGGCAATTGAGGGGGGTGATTGGTCAAACGGCGGGGGTGGCACTGGCAACGGACGTAAGCTGGCCTTGGCTTTTGCGGCACATATGCTTGATGACGCGGGCATGAAAGCCTATTGCGATAAGGCCGTCCACCCAATCTGGACGGAGGACGATCAACTTGTATATGTCAGCGCTGGCGATGTGGCAACATATGACTACGAGGCGGGTGATCTGGGAATGCCTGAATGGCAGATCAGCACCGCCTCGCCAAGCCGATCCGAAACCACCAGTTACAGGCAGGTCAATACGAACTGGATTTCCGGGTCTATGTTGGCGATGATGTTGATCGGCGGGAAAACGGTATGGGCCAATGATGCTGCATTTGATTATGCTGACCGTATCATGGAGCGGACCTATTTTGACGGCAGCGGAACATCGCAATGGGCGCTATCCCTATCTGGGACCAACAGCCCCCCACAATTCCATCGTGACATGTGGGCAAACTTCCGATTGGCGGCGGGGATGCCCGCTATTTGGAACTGGTAACCCCATCCCCCGCGCTATCAGATCGGCGCGGGTACTACCCCGCTTTGCAATAATACCACACAAAGTGCATAATAACCACAACTATGATTTAAGGCTTGACAATGGCAGTTATTACTAAAACAAACATGCAGACTGTTGGCGTCGTAGTTCCGGCGTCAACCACTCTATCCGCATCAGATACATTTGTTTATGATCCGGGCAAGCGCGCTTTCTTGGAATTGCGCAACGCAACTGCGGGTGCATTGTCGCCAATTATCACCGGATCGGCCAACGTGCCTGTGTTTGTAAATGGCTACGGCAATGCGCCTGTCGCTGGTGGTTATGCGGGCATCGGCTCCATTGCTGCAACAACTGGCCGCGCGGTGATTGATCTGGCTAACATTGATCAATGGCTCAAAGGCACGATCACTGTAACGGCAGGTTCTGGATTGATAGCAACGATTTATGAGTTTGATAAATGAAATTCACAGATCGGGCAAGCGTAGGTAGCACGAAAGAAACCGGGGCTGGTTATTTGATTGCCACGTCGCCAATCGTGCGCACGGGTATTCAACTCTATCGCGCTGATGAATTGGGTCTAACTGGATCGCATACCGTTCGAGTATATCGTGCGCCGTCTGAGGTATTTAGCAAAGACGCAATCAACAGCCTGACCCGTGTTCCTGTCACACTAGATCACCCGTCCGAATTGGTCACGTCTGACAATTGGGCGCAACTCGCTAAAGGTGATTTGGGCGATGCGTGGATGAAGGATGGCGATTGGATTGTCGTAAATCCAATGATCAAAGACGCCGCAGCTATTACCGCCGCTAAAACAACTCATAAAGAATTGTCAGCCGGATATAATGCTGAAATCGTATTCAGTGACGGGGTATCTGACAAAGGCGAACCTTACGACGCCGTTATGACAGATATTCGGTTCAATCATATTGCTCTTGTGCCTAAAGGGCGCGCTGGCAGTCACGCCCGTATCGGTGATGCGGATAACTGGGGCGCAAGCCCTGTAACCACGAAGGGGCCAGAAATGGACTTTAAATCGCTGGTATTCGGGGATAAAGCCATTAATGTGGCCGTCACCGATGCCGACAAACTCATGGCAATCATTGCCGACAAAGATACTGCAATCGGCACACTAAAAGCCGAACTTGCAGACGCAACGTCTAAAATCCTGTCCGATGCTGATCTCGAAGCTAAGGTTGTGGCATTGGCGGACGCTAAATCCAAGCGCGCGGCTGTGCAAGCCAAGTTTGGCGATGAAGCTATTAAAGATGCTTCGGATGCCGAAATCGCTGGCATGTATCGGGTTATTGGCGACGTCAAGGACGAAACCGCCCGCAATGTTATTGCGGATATGAAGCCGGGTGATGATGCTGCAAAAGACCCTTGGGCTAAATTCATCAAAACGAAAAAGGAGGGCAAATAATGGTTGCCGTTTCTGACACCAAGCGCACCGCCGAATTCCTTGTTTCCGAGGCAAACGGCTATCGGTCGCGCGAAGAACGTACCGCCGCACTGGGTGGGTCTGTCCTGCCCGCTGGCACCCTGCTTGGCCGTCTGACCGCTGGCGGCAACTATGTGCCATATGATTCGGGCGCGGCCACTGGTGCGCAAACCGTCTCTGGCATTTTGTTTCAGGCTGGCACGGGTACTGCCCTGCAAACCATCATCGTGCGTGATGCTGAAATCAATCATGCTGCAATCACCTACACCGGAGTTGAGGCCACCATCACGACTGGCCTGAATGCTCTCGGTATTGCCGTGCGTAAGGAGTAATTACCAATGGCTACTATGGACGTCTTCAACTCCAACGCTTTCTCGCTTACAGCGCTATCGGGTGCTGTTGACCGCATGGATTATAAACCCGGCCTGCTTGGCGAATTGGGTATCTTTGAGAAAATGCCCGTGCGCTCGCGCAATATCTTTGTTGATCAACGCGACGGCGCGTTGTCGCTAATCCAGACTTCCAAGACTGGTGCGCCGCCTAATGAACTGGAACGCGATGACCGTAAGGCTATTCCGTTGCAGGCTGTTCGACTGGCTAAGGGCGCGACTATCTACGCGGCTGAGATTGCATCTTGGCGCGCGTTTGGCACCGAAAGCGAAAACGCCGTGGTTATGTCGGAATACACCCGCCGCATGGAACGTGTCCGTCAAGACATGGAGCTTACCCACGAAAAGCACCGCCTTGGCGCTCTGACTGGCACTCTGCTTGATGCCGACGGCTCCACGCTTTACAACTACTTTACCGAATTTGGTGTTGCTGTACCTGCGTCGGTTTCGTTCGAGTTGGACGTTCCGACGACTGAGGTTCGCACGATCTGCCACCAGATTACCCGATCTATGGCTAAGTCTGCAAAGGGCGCATTTACTTCTTCGACTAAGGTTCACGCCTTGGTGGGTGATGACTTCTACGACGCTCTGATTAGCCATGCCAACGTTAAGAACACCTATCTTAACTGGGCGGCTGCGGCTGACCTGCGTCAAAATACGGCTTACGGCGCGTTTGAGTTTGGCGGCATTACGTTCCATAACTACCGTGGTACGGATGACGGCACCACGGTTGCTATCACGGCCAGCCAGTGCAAACTGTTCCCTGTCGGCGCTGACGGCGTGTTCAAGCAAGCCATGGCCCCTGCGGATGAATTCATCCCGTATGTTGGCGCGCCCGGTCAGGATATCTATTCGATGAACCTAACTGACCGTGATCGCAACGCTTGGGTGCGTAATGAGCAATACTCGTACCCGCTGTATATCTGCCAACAGCCGGGCGTGTTGCGCGCTGCTACCCTGACCTAATCCCCACTACCCGCTTCGGCGATAGTGTAGCCGTCCCTCACGGGGCGGCTTTATTCTTTTGATCCACCGAATATGCGCCATAAATGCAAGCCGCGATCAACGCCCAAAGAATGACAATGCCAATCCACCCTAGTACCGAAAACAGCGCGAAAATCACAAAGGCGACAAGCACAAACGCAAACCCGACAACTGGCAACACGACAAACACCACTGTAAATGCAAACACTGCGAAACTCTGTTTAACAGCCCAGTCAAGAAGTCCATCATTGTTTGACATTAGATCGCCCCCATTACCAAAAAGATCATACCAATAGTAATACAGATCATCATAGCGGTTGCAACGCATTCGAGGATGACTTCGGCTGCGGTCAGTGATTGATTGTCAAGTAGGTTGCGGATCATGTTCATTTTAAACTCCATTTGGTTACGCGGTCTTGCTTGCGTGTAACAATACCAAGCCTTTCCAGTTTACGCAAGCGGTAAATAGCCGAATGAACGGTGCATTCCACATGATCGGCGATTGTCGCTGTTTCATGGCATCCGTCTTTGATTGCGTCAATATATTCGCTGTCAAGGGCGGTCATGCTGTTTTTACAATGGCCATCACGGATGGCTTGACGGCGCAACAATTCCGCGTAGTCGGTTTCGGTGTATTGTCTAGGCGCTGGTGACGCGCCTAACTGTGGTGTTGGCCGCTTGGCTAGGGTGATCATTCCGGCATGACCTCACGGACGTGGGTGCAATTTGGAACATAGTATGTATAAGCAATCATGCTGACACGACCAATCCAATATTCACGCGGCGGATTGATAATGTCGTATTCTGAACTGAGCGACACAGACTTGCCGTCAATCGTCCAGACATATGCAGTGGTGGTTTCCGTGGCTTTCAGCCAAGCGAATTCATCAGTCGTGGCGATGCACTCATATTGATAACCGTCTTTCGCGGTGTAGAAATTTCCGACTTCCAGTTTCATGCTTTCAACTCCATATGTGTTACGTCTTGCTGCTACACCTAAACCCCGCTGCTTTGCCTGTCAAGCGTTTTTTTCGTATCATATACACAAATCCAAGGGGCGCGCATGGCACTGATTATCGAAGACGGCACTGGCGTAGCAGGGGCAGACGCCTACGCGGATGTGACGGCCTGTAGCGCCTACGCAACGGCCTACTATGGATCGGCTCTGACAGGCTCAAACGTTGACAAGGAAGCCGCTATTCGCCGCGCAACGGCCTATCTCAATGGACTGCTATGGAAGGGTACGCGCACGCTAGGACGTGCCCAGCCGCTAGCATGGCCGCGCACTGGCGTTACCGACTGCGAAAGCCTTGAAATAGCCGATGACGAAATCCCTCAAGATCTGATCTACGCGCAACACGAGTTGGCGCGGGCTGAATTCCAATCGCCCGGCATCCTGACGCCTGCTGTATCCAAAGCCAACGCAACCGTCGTGCGCGAAAAGGTTGACGTGTTGGAAGTTGAATATGACACTGACAACCTGACAGGATCAATCGAGGATGTGCGGCCAATCGTGACCGCAGCTATGGATCGGTTGAAATGCTACCTAACTGGGCCAGTAGGGCGGTCACTACCTGCCGCTATGGTGGTTTGAATGGCGTTTTATGAACGTATGCAGGCAACGGCGGCGGGCTTGTTGAAAAAATACGGGCAAGGCACTGTTGAAATTGGCCGTTCGGTGTCGGTTCCGGGTGTGCAGGATTGGGATGCGCCTGCAATCACCACGACCTATACACAGATTGACGCAATCGTAAAGGGTGTATCCAAGCAATACGTTGACGGCGAAACCGTGCTGGCGACTGACCTCATGGTCATTGCTTATATCGGTGGTTATGATCCGCTGCCGGGCGACTTGATGCAGATCGACGGTGTTGCGGTTTCGATCATCAAGCAAATGCCAATTCCAGCGGCGGGTATTATTGCGGCTTGGCGATTTATCGTCAGGGCCTGATAAATGGCCCCGTTGGCAACTCAATTATCAAATATACTCGGCGCCCAATCCAAGGCGGTTCGAATTGCATATTTGAAGGGTGTTGCGAGTATCAATAACTCTGCATCGCTTGCCAAGATTGAGGCGGCGCTGGCCAGTGGGAATATTGACGCGGTATTGTCAGCGGTTGGTATTGAAGATGCGGCGTTTAATGATTTGCGGGCGGAATTGCTAAAGACTTACGGCAATTCAGGCGATGAAGTCATAAAGGCGACGAAATGGATTTATCCCAATGGTCAGAAAGCCGTTGTGCGATATAATTCACTTTCACCGCGTGTTGAAGCCTATGCGCGGAATGAAATCGGCGGATTAATTACTGGCATCAGTAATGAGGCTATTGAAGGTGTGCGGGGTGTTGTGGCGGATGGCTATGCGCTAGGTCGCAGTCGCAACAGGATAGCTACTGATCTGATAGGGCGTCTAGGACCAGATGGCAAGCGTATAGGCGGCATTGTGGGGTTGTCTGATCAACAGATCGGATGGCGGAATAACATGCGCATGTGGCTTGAGAATGACCCTATGCGGGCGTTGTCTTATACCAAGCGGGATCGGCGGTTTGATAAGCTGATCAAGTCGGCGGTCAAAGATGGCAAGCCGTTAACCAAAGATCAGATTGACCGGATTGTCAGGCAGTATTCCGACAAGTTGCTAAAATCGCGGGCTTTGATTATCTCTAGGACTGAGACAAGCAAGGCAATCGAAGAAGGCAAGTATGAGGCTTGGAAACAAGGCTTAGAAAAAACAGGTGTGCCAGAACGTTTCGTTATTCGAACTTGGAATCATCATGGGCGTGGTATGAAAGATCGGCCAACGCATGTTATGATGCATGGGCGTCAAATGCGCGGGCTAACACTGCCATTTGTGTTGCCTAGCGGTGTGGCGATGATTACGCCGCACGATACGACTTATGGGGCTGGACCCGAAGAACTGATTAACTGCGACTGTGGGTGTGATTATTCGATTGATCGAAAAGGGCTTGCACTATGGCAAGGGTAAACGGAAACGTAGGAACAACTCGCGGGTTTAGCAATTCCGTTAATAAATGGGCCAAAGAAACCAGTGCTAAAATGGACTTGGTTTATCATGCCGGGTTGAAAGACTTTCGTGATGAATTGCTTGCTAATACGCCTATAGACACGGGTAATCTGCGGGCATCATTGCAGACTTCGCCAGCGGGCGGTATTACATCAGGCCCATATAAAGAATATGGATCTGACTATAATGCAGCCGCAAGCAACGCCGTGATTGACGCTGCTAAAAAAGGCAGTCGCGTGGTGTTTGTATATCGTGCGCCATATGCTAGGCGGTTAGAGTTAGGATTTACTGGCATGGATAGTTTGGGCCGGAATTACAATCAGTCTGGCAGATTTTTTATCCGCTCGACAAGTGCGCGTTTTGTATCTATTATGAGGGCAGCAGCAACTAGAATAAGGAGTTTGTAATGTCCGAAGAAAAGAAATACTATGTATATATCCACCGGAAATCTACTGATGGATCGGTATTTTATGTCGGGAAGGGTATAAACCGTAGGGCTTGGTCAAAAAATAGAAGTTCCTACTGGCACCGAGTGGCTAAAAAATATGGTTTTACTGTATCAATAATTTCTAGGTTCTCGAATGAAAAGTGTGCATTTTCATTCGAACGCGCGTTAATTAGTTTTTATGGAAAAGACAACCTAGTCAATATGACTGATGGAGGTGAAGGCCCTAGCGGTATGGTCCATAGTGATGAAGCAAAAGAACGGAAAAGCAAAGCAATATCTGGTAACAAACATCCTTTTTGGGGGTTGTTTGGACCGGATCACCCTAGGTTTGGTAAAAAAAATAGTGACGCTACTAGAAAACAAATGTCAGTGTCTGCAACTGGAATTCCATGTAAGCCTGAAACAAGAGAAAAACTTAGAGCCGCAAATTTAGGAAAAGTTACAAGTCGAGAAACTATAGAAAAGCTAAAGCTGTCAAATGTGAAGCCTATAAAAACAAAGTGCGGTCTAAAGTTTTTTTCTATTAGAAATGCAGTATCTTGGCTAAAAGAAACAGGAAAAGAAAAAGCGCAAGTGGGTCCTATAATACATTGCTGCATGGCTAAAAGAAACTATAAAAGTGCATACGGATATGTGTGGGAGTATGACGCATGACATCAAATATTGAAGCCCGCATTTACAAAGCCATGATTGACAGACTGATTGCAATGTCAGGCGGTTATGCGGTTATTGAACCGGGGCAGAATTATCCGGCTGCGGCAAATGTAGCGTTTATCAATGTTGTGGATTTTAGGCGTCCAGTTGATAGGGTTTATATCGGATCAACAGATGATGATTTACACCAAGGGAGTTTGGAATGCGCTGTAATGGTTCCGGCATCTTGGACGCATTCGCAATTGATTGGCATCGGTATGTTGATCAAGGCGCAGTTTCCGAAAGATTTGCAGCTTGACGTATTGCGGATTGATAAGACTGCCATGATCGGAACCGCATATCGTGACGGGGCGTTTTTGCGATTGCCAGTTAGTATTGAGTGGCGGGCAGTGGGGTAATTTGCTCAAACTGCATATAATTGATACACTGTCAACAACTATTTCAACAAGGGCTTCATAATGGCACACGACATCTACAAGGGCGGCAAAGCTTACGTCTCGACCACGGCGCAGGGTGCTGACCTGTTGCTGGCCGGGTTTGAGGCTCTATCTTGGACTGAGATTGGCCCAATCGTTACGCAGCCGGGCTTGGGCATCACCTACAATGGCGTTGAACAAACATATCTTGACGGCCTGACCCAATATGTTCCGGGCAGTGGCGCTGTCAACGCTGGCGATCTGGTCTGCGGCAATATTCCTGACAATCCGGGGCAGTTGATCTTGATTGCCAATGTGGGTTCGCCTGATGATCGGGCATATAAATTCACGCGCAACACGACTTTGACGGCTGGCACAGGTGTAACCGAAACCGTTTACACGCGAGGCATCGTGCTTTCATTGGGCGATGCGGGCGGTGGTGTTGATGATGCTATCACCAACACTTACGGCATGAAGTTTAACCAAATCCCGATCTACGATCTGCCGTAATAGCTGATAAGCTATAACTGCTAAAAATAGCTGGAGGGCTATAAATGGACCTGTCTAAACTAGTTGATTATGAGGCCGAATTTCCGGTTAAATGGTTGCATCCGAAAACAAAAGAGTTTTTGGGCGTGACTTTCTATCTGCGGTCCATGGCATCAAAAGACATTAAGCGCATTGATCGGCTTGGCCGTAATGAAATGCTTGTCGCCAATAAGCAAGCGAGCACCGGGGCTTTTTCCATCAGTCCTGAAGCGTTAGACGTTGGCGAAAAGACGGAGCGTGAAAAGCTGATTGCGTCTATTGTCCGATGGGACTGGGGCGGCAATGAATTCGGCAAGTTGGGCAAAGACCCTGCATGTACTTATGAGAATAAGGCTTATGTCTTAGACCATGATGCGGCTGACACATTCCTTGCCGATCTATATGCGGGGGCAGGCGGCATTGCAAATTTTATTCAACAGCCCGTGACCAATGCGTAAACTACGTTCAAGTTCACGTTAAATTCGACACCTACGGCACGTCTGGGCTACCTAAATGCCCGGACGATATGACGGGGCGAGAATATTACGAATTGGCAATGGCTGCTGATCAAATCCCGCATAAAGAACCTGACGCTTGTTTTGTGTATTTGGTTTTATGGTTTTGGGAGTTGCGGGATTACTTACCGGATTACACGACTGCAATAACGCCGGGTTTGATTTCGGACTGGGTTTCGCTTATGGGCGAATTACCTTCCGTTGATGATTGTGCTATTCTATCGGCAATGGACGCCGCCTATCGGGGGGCTATGTCATCCGCAATCAATAAACGGACGCTAAGAAAATGAGTGATATTGCACTTCTTGGCGTTGCGGCTGAAATGCGCGGGGTTGTAGAAACCGATGCGGCGCTTAAGAAGCTGGCTGCAAGTGCGGAAGTTGCTGAAGGGTCTGTTAACAGATTTACTGCCGCTAGTTTTAAAGCCAGCGAAATGCAGAATAAAATCAATTCAATGTTTGCTAAAAGCGAAGTCCGTGATCGGGCTGCGGACATTGAAGCGTATGCAAAAGAAATGGACAATCTTAGGTCTAAATACAACCCTCTTTTTGCCGCCTCCAAGGCTTACGAAAATGAGTTGAACGAAATCATCAGGGCCGAGCGGTTGGGTGCTATTACCGCACATGAATCCGCAGATGCTCAAATGCGGCTGTCAAAGGCTTATTCGGCGACTGCTGGACAGGCGGACATGCTTGGGAATAGCCTAGTGCGTGTTAGGGGTAACGTCCAAGGAACTGCTGGAGGTTTTCAGAACTTCGGGTATCAACTCCAAGACTTTGCGGTGCAGGTGGGCGCGGGCACGTCTGCCACGCAAGCGCTTGGGCAACAGTTGCCGCAATTGCTTTCCGGGTTTGGCCTATTGGGTATTGCGTTGGGTACGGCTGCGGCTGTGCTTATCCCTCTGGCAAGTTACTACTTTAGTGCATCTGAAAAAGCCAGTGAACTTGCTAACGCCACCCGCGACCTCACTGAGGCCACTGCGGCTTACAATATTCAGGCTGGCGCTATCATGCTTGGTGTTGACCAAGAAGAAGTCACTCACGTTCGAGAGTTGAACCGCCTTATGGCGGAACTTGTTGAAATAAATGAAGCTTGGCAGTCAACAGATAGCCTAGGCGCGCGTCAGCGGCTTGCAGAAGAGGCCCAAGGCATTAAGGCTAACATTGACTTAGTGCAGAAAGAGGTTGACGCCTATCGCGCGGCTAGGGATGAGTTGATCCGCGCCAAAGCGCATGCGGATGACGTTGCCCGAAGTGTCG